CTGAGGTTACTTTATTCCTAAGAAGTGAAACGGACAAAGATATAAACCTAACTCAGAATATTACATCAGTAAATAATAATGGTTATATGTCTTTATCTTTTACATTTGATAAGTTTAAAGAGGGTGAAACTTATTTTTTTGAAGTTAAAAAGACTTTCTTTCCAAACGATCCAATTTTATACAGGGGTTTAATTTTTTGCACCGATCAAATCAGTATGCAAAATTATAAAATAATTCCAGAAGCTAAAAACAATGTTATAGTAATATAATGGCAGATAATAAAGAAAATAAAGGTAAACATAATGTAAACATAGTGCAACTTTCTAACTATGTTAAGCCTGTTATAAAGGAGAGCAAGTCTAAAGAATGGGTTTTAAATGGAGATAAAAACCAGTTTTTTCAATATGTTATCGATAGGTATAACGGTAGCCCTACAAATGGAGCTATAATAAGCGGTTTTAGTAACTTAATTTACGGCAAAGGACTAAGCGCAAGAGACGCTAATAAAAAGCCTTTAGAATATGCTAAAATGGTTACTTTGTTGAGACCAGATGAAGTGAGAAAAATGGTTTTAGATTTTAAGCTACAAGGTCAATTTGCAATGCAAATAATATACAATAGAGATAGAAGTACAAGCTCTATTACGCACTTTCCTGTAGAGACTTTAGCACCTGAGAAAATGAACGAAGAAGGAGAAATAGCAGCATACTATTATAGTGCTGATTGGTGCAAGCCTAGAGGCGATAATACACCTATAAGAATTAGCGCATATGGAATGTCTAACGATGGAAGAGAGATGTATGTATGTAGACCTTATGAGGCTGGTCAAATGTATTTCGCATTACCTGACTATGTGCAAGGTTTACAATATGCAGAAGTAGAAGAAGAAATAAGTAATTTTTACCTAAATCATATTCATAATGGTTTTTCTTTTGGGTATATTTTAAATATGAACAACGGAGAAACGCTAAACGATGACCAAAAATACGAATTACAGCAGTCTATAAAACGTGAAATGACAGGTAGTAGTAATGCTGGCAAGGTTGTAGTATCTTTTAACAATGGTAAAGAGCAAGAGGCTACTATAGTGCCTTTAGAGGTTAACGATGCGCATAACCAATGGGATAACCTTAATAGAGAGTCGGAGGAAAAGATAATGAGAGCGCATAAGGTAGTTAGTCCTATGATTTTTGGTATTAAAAATAATACTGGTTTAGGTAATAATGCTGATGAGTTAGTTACTGGTATGGCTTTACTTATGGATATGACCATAAACCCTATGCAAGAATTTATGCTAGATAAATTTAAAAATATTTTAGCAAATGAGGGTATATCTTTAGATTTATTTTTCAAACCTTTAAGCGAAGAAGAACAAGAACAAGAAGAAGTAGAGAGAATTAAAGAAAATACACAATTAAAAAGTAAGTCTAAAACAGAACAAAGGGCTAACGGTGGAGTAGCTGATGAGCTTATAAAATTAGGCGAAAATTTTGATAGTAAAGAGTGGTATGTATTGTCTGAGTGTGAGGTAGACTATAATACAGACGATTATGCGCATGATTTAATTAAAATAGGCTTATCTACAAGTACAGGCACAGCAAGACCTAACTCGAAAAGCGAGCAAGACTCTGACGATATAGTTATAAGATATAGGTATACAGGTAATAAACAGCCACAAAGAGAGTTTTGTCAAAAAATGATGAAGGCCGATAAGGTTTATAGAAAAGAGGATATTATACAGATGGAAAATAAAGCAGTTAATCCAGGCTGGGGATTAAATGGTGCAGATACTTATTCTATATGGCTGTATAAAGGTGGTGGTAATTGTAGGCACAAATGGAATAGAGTAATATATTTAAAAAAAGATGGTAATGTAGACGTTAACAGTCCGTTAGCCAAAACCATTACTACGTCAGAGGCTAGGAGAAGAGGGTATAGCGTGCCTACTAATGAAAACTTAGTATCTATAGAGCCTAATAAAATGCCTAATAACGGATTTGTAAATAAATAAACATGGCAGAAGTACTTTTAATATCGCCTTTAGAAATAACTAGGGGAACTCCTTTAGGGGGTAATGTAGATACAGATAAATATATTTATCTAGTTAAGGATGCTCAGATAATGCACATAGAACCGATACTAGGTACTAAGCTATACGAAAAGTTAAAAACAGATTTTGCAGCAAATACCCTAACTGGTGTCTATTTACAATTAGTAGACGATTACATTAAGCCTATATTAGTTCATATGTCTTGCGCTGAGTTTGTGAGTATTGCTCCATATAGAGTACAAAACGGAGGTATGTATAAACATTTACCTTCGGACGCTGAGTCTATGAGTTTAGACGAAATACATAGTTTAACAAAAAATCAAAAAGCTAAAGCAGATGTCTATATTGATAGGTTAAATAGATTTTTATGCGATCAAAATAGTAACATACCAGAGTATACAAGTGCGCAAGATAATGACTATGACGAAAAACCTAATCCCTCAGATAATTATTTTGGCGGTTTGTTTTTAGGTAGAAAAAGATACGATAACTGGAAAACAGACGAAATTAATTAAATGTGTGATCTTAGTACTGGAAGGCTAGAACCTTGTAAAAACGGCATAGGGGGTATTAAATCGATTTATTTAATGCCTTTTGTTAAGTATCGATATTATCAGATTGATGTTATAGAGGGTGTGCAGTTAATATCGTTTCCAAGTACTAATATTTATAAGTATGAATTAAGAGCAGACGGCAATACATTCGATCAGAGTATTAATTTTGATAGCAACGGTGAAACATATACGCAAAATTTAAGCGTAGTTTTAAAAAAAATAGATACATTAACAAATAACGAGCTGTTTAAAATTGCTAAGAGAGAGTTAAGAGTAATAGTAGAAACAAATCTAAACACGTTTTTTATATTAGGTTTGCGTAATGGTGTTACTATGGATTTTAACTCAACTATCGGAGGTGCTAATAATAGTTTAAACGGTTATAATTTAACATTTGAAGCAACTGAAAAGTATTTAGCTCCTTTTATAGATAACTTGCAAGATGCTGGATTTATAGATAGTGGTGATACGGTTAGTGTATTAGCAAGTACTGATTTAATTAGTAGTACAAGTGAAATATGTAGTATAATTGAAATATAAGAAATGGCACAAGAAATAATAAATAACGGAACTTTTGATAACGATCCAAGTGCGGAGAAGATTAGAACTGCATTTGATAAAGTCAATAATAACTTTACAGAAGTTTACGCAAATAATGAAACTTTAAATATTATACAAAATGTTGGTTTAAGTACTAACACTTTAAATACTTGGAGGACTTGGACTAAAGAACAGGGTCTATGGTTTGCTACTAACAGTAATCTAGGAACTGGCACAGAGCCTACTAGAAGCGGTAGTAATTATGAGAATTTCGCTTGTTTTTTTATACAAGAAAAGACAGAACTCACTAAATTTACATGGTGGTGGAGAAGAGGTAATATAGGCGATTATGAAGTATTAGTTAGGTCATATGATTGGAATGAAAATACAGGAGAAGAAACTAATGAACAGGATTTAGTTACGCATATATTTACAGCTAATCAAACATTTAATACGCATAGCTGGTACGAAAACTGTCCTATAAATAATCATACTTTAAGTGCAAATACTATAGTGCATTTATTTATAAGGCAGATAAGCGGAACAGCTACAACTATGAGAGGGGTACAATTTACATGGCAATTTATATAATATGAAATATAGAGTAAAACCGAATGGATTATACGGTGGTATGTATACTATCGAACAGATGATTAAATGGACAGCAAATAATACTATAGAAGCTGAAAACACTACTTTTATAGATATTGCTTATAATGGTAGTTTTTTGTTGCCTAAATTTAATAAAGATTCTAATGAATGGATAGAGTCGGTAGATTTAAATGATGAACAAAATAATAGCATAGAAAAAGAATATGTATTATATTTGCAAAGACAAAAGGAAGGAATGAGTAGGTATTTAAAGATAGCTGCTGAATTTAGAATAAAGAAATTAAACGGCGATATTAGTGATAATTTTCACAAAATAGTAGAGTCTACTTTGCAGCCTGTAAGAGATGAATTTGTAAAGGGTCAATTTATTACTTCCTTAGATTTACTAGAGCAAATAGGATCACCTATTATAGGGGAGCAAATTTACAATGATTTACATAATTCAATAAACGAAGCAATAACAGAATTTTATATTTAATAACATGGCAGTAGTACCACCACAAGGAAATAAAAAAGTTTTAAAAAGAATAGTAGAAAGCTATAAAAAGTATTTTTTTAGATACACTATTTTTGTTGTATTATTATGTGAAATACTAAGTATATTTATGTCTGGACTAGATAATTATGCTACTTACTGGTATCCTTTAC